AGAGGTGGTAGAAAAAAACTTAGAAAAATGTTTAAAGATTTTGAAGAGAGAACAAAGAAAGAAGGTGGCGGTCTGGCTTACATGTTAGGTGAGCCACGTCAGGCTAAATCAAAAGGTGGAGCTATTTCTAAACTTTTAAAAGCTTTGTCTGAAAAAAGTCCTTTCGAAAGATACAAGGATTATTTAGCAAGCGTTAAAAAAAGATCTATAGAAGGAGACTTTAAATCGTTGGCGCCTGAACTAGGTGCGATCTCAGCTGGTGGTATCTTAGTTAATAGAAAAATGAAAAAAATTTTAGAAGAGGGTAATGAATTACAAAAAGAAAGATTTTTAAAAGAATATATAGAAGAGCTTAATAATGATCCTTCCTATGATGATCGTCCTGAATTAAAAGATAAATTAATAGAAAAATATACTGAAAGTTTGTTTGGAGAAAAGAGGGCTGACGGCGGCAGAATAGGTTTTGCTGATGGCGGTATGTCTAGAAGAACGTTCTTAAAAATCATGGCAGCACTAGCTTCGTTCCCTGTAGCAGGTAAATTGTTTAAAACAGCAAAGGTTGCAAAGAAGACAACACCCATAGTTACACCAACATCAGAAATGCCAGCGCATTTTCCAAAACTTGTAGAAAAAATAATTAGAGAAGGGCAAGTTGTAGACAGCGAGTTTATTAAAAAAACAGGTAATGTTAAAAAATACAGACACCCTGAGAGATCAGATATTGAACTTGAAATTGAAGGAGATGGTGATGTTATTAGATTAGAGTTTAACACTGATCAAGGAATGAAGGGCGGTTATGAATTTAGAAAAGGAGAGATTATAGACGACATTGACAGTCCTATGAGAGGTAAAAGAGCACCTAATGAATTTGATCAAGGCGAAGTTAAATACCGTATGTCACGAGACGGCGAATCATATACAAAAGATTTTGAAGAAGGTATAGAGACAGGAACAGAAAATCTTGATGAGTTTGCAGGTGTAGGAAAACAAAAGACAAGTAAATCTAAAACAGTTTTACCTGATGCTTACGATGATTTAGGCGTGGAAGATTTTGCAGATGGCGGATTAGCAGGTCTATTAGGAGAATAATGAAAATAAAACACTATAACGAGATGATGGCCTATCTAACTCGTCCAGGGTTCAATGGCGGTGGTTCAGTGTCCAATAGAAATGTTTTACCAAAAAGAAAACCAGCAGAAGAAGTTAAGAAAAGAAAAAAGATAAACTACGAAAAATTAAAACAGTATCTTGGTAAAGAATCACAAGAGCTTATTGAAAGAGAATTAGGTTTTGCAGAAGGTGGTCGTATTGGTTTTTTAAGAGGAGGCGAGGTAAAATTTAGACAGGGAGCTTACACAGTAAGTGGTAAACTTTACCCAGGAAAAAGTTTTACTTATGATTACAAAGGTGAAAAGGGCAAAGTATTTGAAGGACCGCCTGAAGGAAGTAAAAAGAAGTTTAAAAGTTTTGAATTAAGATTTAAAACTAAAGCAGAAGCACAAGCTGCATTAGATAGTATAAATCAACAACGAACTGGAGGAAAAAATTTAACTGCAAAAAAATTTGCAGAATTAAGAACTAATGACATAAATAAATTTTTAACAACAGATGAGTTTGCTGAAAAACTAAATCGTTATGGCTACAGGAATATGAAGGGTGAATTGTTTACAGGCCTTCAAGTTAAAGACAGACAAGAAGGACTTGATGTCCCTGGTCGTGAAAAAGGAACTTTAAAACCAGGAGAGAAACCTGTAACTCCTGCGGTACAGAAAAAATTAAAAGCAAACTTTCCAGAAGTAGAATTTGATTTTAAAAAATATAAATACGGAACTCTACAAAGAATAGTTGGTAAAGATACCTACATGGCTATCTTTCACAACTCCATAGATCAATCTAAAAGATGGCCACAAGGACTTAAGCCAAAAGACAGACTTTGGTATAATGCGTATAGATCTGCTCTTCAAGGAGATAGATACAAAATATTAACAAAAGAAGGAAACCCATTAACGTTGGATGAAATTAAAAATGCTAACTTTTCAAAAAACAGTAAAGCTCAAACTTTTTTAGATACAAAGACAGGTAAAACATTTACTTATGATACATTTGAAAACTGGATTAACAATGACTCCGTTCAAGGTATGCCTGATCCAGATAGATACAACAACGCTGCAAAACAATATCAACTAACAGCAGATTTAAAAAAAGTAAAAATAGGTAATCAAACTTTAGGTGAGATATTGCTTAAAAAGTTAAGACCTAAAGATCAAGTAGGTCCGTTTGGTGTTTTTCATAACCATCACATGTATGATATTACACAAAACTTTTGGGACACAGAGCCTGTGTTTTACAAAACTAATCTTGAAGTTCGTAGATTTGAAACACCTATTAGAAAAATTCTTAGTGATTATGAGGGAGCTACACCTCAAGCACAAAAGAAAATTTTAAAAAATATAATGGAAACTAATTTAAAAGATTTTGGATCAAGAATTCAAAGTGACTACAAAGTTGATCCAAAGAAAAAATTTAAAGATATAAAAGGTATAGAAATAGGAGTTGGAGATCAAAGAGCAGGACAATACAATTTAAGAACAGTAATTAAACAAGCTGTAGATGAAGCTGGTTTAGACAAAACAATCGTGACCAAAGCGATTAATGCTTTGAGAAAAATGGGTTATCGTTGTTTAAAACAAAAAGGTGGAACGGAGGATCTAGCTTGTTATTTAGATGATGTTAACAGGACCAGAGATGAAATGAGATCACCTGATGTCGAAACTAGAGCGAAAGCAATAACAAGACAAAGAAATGCTTTTAGCGTAGCTAAAAAAATTCCAGGTATTCTCAATGACATAAAAAAGATTGGTAAGGTAGGGACAGCAGTGGCCGTAGGAACTTCTAGATTTGTTGGAGGGCTTCCCGGACTTGTCTTAGAAGGTTTGTTTGAATTAGGAACTTATGATGCTGCTAGACAAAAAGGTTTTACACATGAACAAGCCGCAGCTGAAACATTCTTTGCAAAAAAGTTTGGCTTAGGAGATTTAAAAGAAGGAGAGGGTAAAGGATTTTTAGAGGGGTCAGAGTTCTTGTTACAAAAAGAATTAATTGGAGGAGATGCTGCAACTCAAAAATTTTTTGATATTCAATCAATAATAGAGGGCGAAGCATCTAAAATAGGACAATTACAAAAAGAAATAGAAGCCTTAAAGTCTGGCACAAGGGGTTCCTTACCTGGAACAAAAGAACAGGTACAGGCTAAAACAGATGAGTTAGAACAACTCCTTAAAAATTATTCTGATTTAGAAAATCAAATAAAACCAGGAAGCCCTCTTTACGAGGCTTATCTAAGAAGAGCAGAGATACAGGAAGCTCGTCAAGAGGAGAGAAGAGAAGACTTAAGACAGTCCTCTTACATAACAGGACTTCCAGAAACTCAAATGACAAAAGAGAACAGAGAGCGAAATACACGTTTAAGACGTGAAAGAGAACGAAAAGAATTTGTAGATGGTAGGGATGCCATTTTATTTTATCCCGACATAGATAGAACATTTAAAGATGCGGGTGTTAAACTTAGAAAAAATAAATATGGTCAAGAGGTTTTACCAAAATTTGAATTTATAAGGCAAGTAGGTGGATTAGACCTTTTAGATAAAATAGGTATAGCAGGTGGCGTTTCTAAATTAGCCGGAGGCGGTATAGCAAAACAAGCAGGAGTAGAATCAGGCCCAGCGCCAGAATCAGGGCCTAATCCACAGGGCTTGGCTTTTTTAATGAAACGTGGTAGATAACAACAGGAGTTTAAATGGCAGATATAGATAAAGGACTTCCTAACACTCGTACCCAAGTTAAAGTTCCGGGCGAAGAGGTCGAGATAAAGGAAGAAATCAAAGAACAGGCACCCGTAGAAGTTATTCCCGAAGAGGATGGTGGTGCGACTATAGATTTTGAACCAGGTGCAATTAACATACCTGGCACAGAAAAACATTTTGATAATTTAGCAGACATTTTACCTGATGATGTTTTAGAACCACTAGGTTCTGAAATGAAACAGAATTACATGGACTACAAGATGTCCAGAAAAGAATGGGAAAGATCTTACACAGAAGGACTTGACCTATTAGGTTTTAATACGAAAATAGAACGGAGCCGTTTCAAGGAGCTTCAGGTGCCACGCACCCTGTGTTGGCAGAAGCTGTTACACAGTTTCAAGCCACAGCATACAAAGAGCTATTACCAGCAGACGGACCAGTGAGAACACAGATTCTAGGAGTTAACACACCTGCCAAACAACAACAGGCAGAAAGAGTAAAAGATTTCATGAATTATCAGATCATGGATCAGATGAAAGAGTACGAGCCAGAGTTTGATTCAATGTTATTTCATTTACCTCTCGCAGGTTCGACATTTAAAAAAATTTACTATGATGATTTATTAGGTAGAGCTGTATCTAAGTTTGTGCCAGCAGATGATTTGATCGTGCCATACACAGCGAACAGTTTAGATGATGCAGAGTCTATTATTCACGTTATTAAAATTTCAGAAAATGATTTAAGAAAACAACAAGTTGCTGGTTTCTACTCTGATGTAGAATTAAATCCACCAGGTATTACAACAAACGACGAAGTTTCAAAAAAAGAAAAAGAATTAGAAGGCACAGTTAAATCTGGAAAACAACAAACCATGTACACTATGTTAGAGTGTCATGTTGATCTAGATTTAGAAGGCTTCGAAGACATTGGTCCAGATGGCGAGCCATCTGGTATCAAACTACCTTACATCGTTACAATCGAAGAAGGTAGTGGAACGGTTCTTTCGATAAGAAGGAACTATGCGCCCAATGATCCAAAAAAACAAAGAGTCCAATATTTTGTCCACTTTAAATTTCTGCCAGGACTAGGATTCTACGGATTTGGATTAATACATATGATTGGCGGATTGAGTCGAACGGCAACGGTCGCTCTCCGCCAATTATTAGATGCAGGAACTTTGTCAAACCTACCTGCTGGTTTCAAACAAAGAGGGGTGCGGGTAAGAGATGAAGCTTCTCCAATTCAACCTGGTGAATTTAAAGATGTAG